CTTTGTGTGGCTGTCCAAATAGGCTTCTTTATTTCCATAGACAAAGCTCTAAGGTCTTCAAAGATACTCTCTAACTCAAATCTCTTTTGTTCATAACCTCTACGTGACTTCATCAAATCACCATAGTCAATAATAATAAGGTCTGGCTCAATGTCATTAGAAATCAAACGACCAATGTGAAATTTGATTGTATTGATAGTAGCAACCTTTGGTGGATACTCCTTGATAAACAACTTACCACCAGAGAATCGCTGCATCTGATTAGCGGCTTCTGATTGTCTTGAGATAAGCTCCTTAGTTGGAATACCAGTAATACGACTATCGTAACGATTACCAACGTGTGATTCAGAAAGTTCAAATGTGTAGTGTACAACATTCTTACCGGCAGCCAAAGCACCATAGCCAAAGTTGACTAACATAAAACTCTTACCACCACCTGTTGGTGCCATCACAACACCCAACTCACCAGCAGCTAAACCACCATCTAAAATATTTTCTTGGTCTAACAACGGAAAACCAGTAGGTATACTCTTCCTTGTGTGAACTTGACGGCGTGATTCAAAACTATCAAAGAAGTCTTGACCTAAATCTTGTTCGGTGTTTATCTTCAAACTATTTTCTATTGTACTTTGGATTTCTTCATAACGACCTTCCTTAAGAAGATCAACAGACTTTAGGATAGCCTGTTTCATACTCATGTTCTTACAAAACTCTATTGACTTATCTTTGGCGTATTCTATCTCTTGACGATTGACTCTTGTCTGAATATCAAGTAACACTTCAATAGTGTCTTCTTTCAATGCTCCATCAGGCATTGTTGAGATTTCCACCTTTACTGTTTCGTATGATGGTGGAGTGTTATACTTGTTGAATAACTTTCTTATCTCTGTCCATAGTGTTTTGTGAGCGTCACTAGTGAAGTAATCATCCTTCAATGTTTCAAACGACTTCTCAAAGAAAACACGGTCAGTTATAAGACCTTGCAATACACAGTTCTGAAAACCAATTCCAAAAGACTCAAATGTATCAGTATTGTTAGACACCTAAATATCTCCTTAGTTTTTCAAGATGGAAAATGATGCTACCCAATTGTCCAAGTTTGACGGACTCACGTTTTCGTTCAATAGGTTAATACGAAACTTGTAAGAATTAAACTTGGGTGTATCTCTTTTGTAAGATTTATCTATAGCGTCAATAGAGGTCATAGAGATTTCTAACTCTTGTAACTGAACAACACTATAGTTCAACTTAATCAACTTTTCATTCTCAACGTACTTTTGATACTTCTTTTCACTACGACCTTTTGCCCAATCTATAAAATCACCTGCGTCATAACTTTTGTCATTGTCCCACAGAAGATGTATTTGATTACGGGCTGTTTTCTCACCGATACCCTTAACACCTTGTATGTTGTCACTCTTGTCGCCAACAACAGCCTTGAGTAAGGCATAGTTTGGTGGGTGAATGTTTTCTTTTTGATGCATCCACTCTAAGTCAATGAACTCACCTTTTTTGTTGGTCTTTGTTTTTACTGGTCTAAACACACTAGTGTTCTCATCTACTAGTTGTAGGTAGTCTCTATCTGTACTAACAATAATCTTCTTACGATCTCTGATAGTGTTCTTACACATATAAGCAATAACATCATCAGCCTCTAAGTATTGAACAGCTACTTGTTTCAACGGTAGAAACTCCATAGCTTCTTTTAGGGCGCCAAGTTGTCTCGCAAACGCTTCCTTCTCTGTCTCGTCTGATGTCTCAAACCCCCTTCTCATCCCAACCATTTTACGACCACGTTTGTAGTCCTCTAACTTCTTTCTTCGTTTCTGAGAGGAGCCAGCACCTTCCCAAGCGATTATACACTCACTTGGTGAAAACTTGTTGATGTAACTTTGAAGAGCGTTTAGACTTCCATAAAAACCACCTACGTGTTCACCATCATCATTGGTCAATGGTATTGATGAAAAACAACGACAATATAGATTGAGTAAATCAATCATTAATACAGGCTTGTCGGACACTTGTTGCTCCTTATAATAGGGTAAAGTTAAAACCATTAGATGTAGTGTAGTAGCACTTTTTGACACCGTAGTCTTTCATTATCTTATAACAAGACTTACATGGGTGTGCTGGTTTAAGTAATCCGTTTCTATCCTCACGGTAGACATACATTGTTGACCCTTGCAGATTGTCCTCATATCGGTAGGGGTTTACCTTTAGGAGCACATCTAACTCAGCATGGATACTGTGTGCGAAAAAGTCATAATGTTTTCTAAGCATAGGGTGACTTTTATCTTTATTACACCCTACAAAAGTCTTACCATTTTTAAGAATTAAAACTGTACCAAACCTAGTATGATGCATACTTTTCAAGCACTCATTACGAGCGATCCGAAACCATTTATGTTTCGTAACTTCTTGTACTGCACTATTCATTTTAACCTTTGGTAGAATAAATATAAACTAGAATTTGTTGGAAAAATGACTATCAATCAAAAAAATTTAGATTCATCTTTTTTGAAAAAAACTCATCGCGCTTCTAATTAAATAAACGAGGAACATACCAGCAAAAGTTTGATCCCAAGTCAACTCATAGTTGACAAAAGGTGCCATGCTGTAGTTATAAAGGTATGTAAAAATAACTGAAAAAACACCTAAGACGCCGGCCACAATGGCCAGCGTCCCGATGAATCCTATAGCAAATCCTAACCACCAACCAAGACCTCTTTCTTCATCATCATTTTGTTCTTGAAAAGGGCCTTTTATAATCTTATTGTTCATTAGATTTCTTCTTCTGGTTGTAAATCTTCGGTGGTTATTTCTTCTTCTCTCTTGTCGGGGTCTTGTTCAATAACAAGAGACTTCTTCACAAGAGCTTTACAATAAGTATGAGCTTCACTACTTTCTGTTTTACGAACCCACTCCACAAACTTACGGTTTTGGAACTCGTATACTTCGCCCG